GAAGATGCAAAGTTAAAGATCATGGGTATTGAGGCAATCAAGACTTCAACCCCTGCACCATGCAGAACAATGTTGAAAGATGCATTTAAGATATTGATGAACGGTACAGAAGATGAGGTTATAGATTATATCGAGAAATGTAGGAAAGAATTTACATCATTACCACCAGAAGAAGTTGCTTTTCCTAGAACAGTATCTAATGTGGAGAAATGGAAATCACCATCCGACATGTATCAGAAAGGATGCCCCATACATGTTAGAGGAGCAATACTATATAATCATTACACACATAAAAATAAACTAGAACACAAATATTCTGCGATACAGAATGGAGAAAAAATTAAATTCTGTTATCTAAAGACGCCTAACTGGATGCATGAAAATGTTATATCTTTTATTCAAGACTTCCCTAAAGAATTAGACCTAGATAAGTATGTTGATTACGATTTACAGTTCAACAAAGCTTTTCTAGAACCTATTAAGGTTATCCTTGATTGCATTGGTTGGGAAACCGAACGCAAGAATACACTTGAATCCTTCTTCTCATGACACGTTACATTGTATGCTGGACAGATGACGGCATATTTTCAGATAGACAAATGAAAGTCTTTGAAGGCAGAGATCCTGCCAACTGGTTTGCAAAAAGTATAGAAACACGGTATAATGATGTTAAAGTATACTTAGCTAGAAAAGGAGAGTTTGATGACTAAGAAGAGAATACTTACTCTAGTCACAGGCGGTTTTGATCCTCTTCATAGTGGCCACATTGCTTACTTCGAGCAAGCAAAAGATCTTACAAACTACTTGGTAGTTGGATTGAATACAGAAGAATGGTTGACTAATAAGAAGGGTCAATACTTTATGTCATGGAAAGAACGTGCAGAAATCATTAGACACTTAGATGTGGTTGATGCTGTAATCACAGTAGAAGATGATGAGTATGGTTCTGCCTGTCATGCAATCGAAAGATGTTTGGAGATTGCACAAACCGTAGTCTTTGCCAATGGTGGAGACAGAGGATCAGATAACACACCAGAAATGGATAAGTTTGGTAATGATCCTAGAGTCGAAATGGAGTTTGGTGTAGGCGGAACTGACAAGAAAAATAGTAGTTCATGGTTACTTCATAACTACTTTGAAAGACAACGTAAAATAGTGGGGATCTAATGAATAATATAGGATTAGAAGTTGTATTCTGGACTGTGCTTTCAGTCTACCTATTGGCAAAATTTGGAGTATTTAAAAAATGAATTGTTGGCACTGTGGTACTGAGTTGATCTGGGGATCAGATTTTGACATGGATGAGTTGAATGACGGAGAAGAGTCTGAATATGATTTCTGGTCAAGTTTCACTTGCCCTAAATGTGAATCATATGTAGAAGTGTTTCATCACAAATAGAGATGTCTAAAGTAGAATGGGAAGCGTTTCAAGTACCAAACGTCCCACTATATAAAACTAAACTTGATAGTGACATGATGACTTATCTCTGGTCTTGTGTAGATCAGGCAGAGAAAGATAATGTCAACGATAGTAATGACTACAGTTATAGACTTGCTGGAAATATAACTGGTAGTTTAGGATTGAAAGATGTCAATAACAAATTTAGAAATGAAGTTGTAGGTCCTCTGACTCAACAACTATTAGATGAAGACCCTAAGCATTATTTTCCTCCTATAGATCTTGATCCAAGTTTGGATCTAAAATATAAACCAGAACTCAGAATGAATTGGTGGGTCAACTATCAATATGCTACAGAGTTCAATCCCGAACACGGACATACAGGCATCACATCATTTGTGATATGGATGAAGATTCCAACTCATTATAAAGATCAACATAATCTTACCTTTCATTCAAATGCTGCATCTGATTTCCAGTTCACATACAATGATATATTAGGAAACACTATTGAGTATCCTATTTTCATGAGTCCAGAGATGGAAGGCACTATTATGATGTTCCCATCTAACTTACACCATCAAGTATACCCATTCTACAACACAGAAGAACCAAGAATATCAATTAGTGGTAATTTATTGTGGTCTGTGGTAGAATTATAATAGAAGTAAATCATTATGGATTTTTTAAAAGAAATAGTAAAAGAAATAGGCGATGAGTACACACAACTTGCCTCCGAGGCAGAACAAATTGAAGAGTTTGTTGACACAGGTTCGCACATTTTTAACGGCCTTATATCAGGCAGTATATTTGGCGGTGTATCTAGGAACAAGATTACTGCTATTGCTGGTGAGAGCTCTACTGGAAAGACTTTCTTTTCGTTGGCTGTTGTCAAAAACTTTTTGGATAATCATCCTGACGGTTACTGCTTGTATTTTGATACCGAGGCCGCTGTCAACAGAGGACTCCTTGAGTCTAGAGGAATTGATCTCAAAAGGCTCGTTGTTGTCAATGTGGTAACAATCGAAGAGTTTAGATCAAAAGCACTAAGAGCAGTTGATATATACCTTAAGACAGAAGAAGATCAACGCAAACCATGTATGTTCGTGTTGGATTCTCTAGGTATGTTGTCAACTGAGAAAGAGATCAGAGACGCATTAGATGATAAACAGGTTCGTGACATGACCAAATCACAACTTGTTAAGGGTGCATTTAGAATGTTAACTCTTAAACTTGGTCAAGCAAACATTCCACTAATAGTTACCAATCACACCTATGATGTCATCGGATCATACATTCCCACCAAAGAAATGGGCGGAGGCAGCGGTCTCAAGTATGCAGCAAGCACGATCATTTATCTCAGCAAAGCTAAAGAAAAGGAAGGAACGGAAGTCGTTGGAAATATTATTAAAGCTAAGACAGCAAAGTCGCGTCTGAGTAAAGAAAATAAAGAAGTCAAGATCAGACTATACTACGATGAACGTGGTTTAGATAGATATTATGGACTACTTGAACTAGGAGAACTTGGCGGACTCTGGAAAAATGTCGCAGGCAGATACGAAATCGACGGTAAAAAAGTCTACGCCAAGAAAATCTTGGCTTCCCCCGAAGAATATTTTACCGATGAGGTTATGGCAAAGTTGGAGAAGATTGCAGGGGAGACCTTTAGCTATGGATAAGTTCGTCAGAACCTGTGAGTGTTTTGACGAAAAGACTTGTCGTGTAATCATAGACTTGTTTGAAAACTCTGAAACTAAAGACAGAATAGAAAATGCTGGTGTACCTACCTTTACTCAGGTAAATATAAATTCATCTGGTAAGGCAGATAAGTTCATGCAGCTTCTTTGTTACAAGATAGTAGATGTTATAAAAGAATATAAGAAAGATTTACCAGAGTTTGTAGATTGGTTTCCTGATAAGTTTGCTTTTGAGGAACTAAGAATCAAAAAATATGAACCAAATTCAGATGATGAGTTTGGATTACATGTAGATGTTCAAGATCATCTAAGTGCAAAGAGATACCTTGCTTTTCTTGTGTATCTGAATGATGATTTCAAAGGTGGTGAGACTACATTTCCTTATCATAACTTGACAGTTAAGCCAGAAACTGGTACAGTATTAGTGTTTCCACCTACATGGCAGTATCCTCATAGAGGTATGCCTGTTAGAAGTGGAAGTCCAAAGTATGTTATGAGCACCTATCTTCATTACCAATGATAGAAACTATTGAAAATACAATCATCAAGAACCTGATTCGCAATGAAGATTATACTAGGAAAGTTCTACCATTTTTAAAGCCAGATTACTTTGATAAAACTACAGAGAAAATATTATTTGAAGAGTCTGCAAAGTTTATTGTAGAGTATGATAAGTGCCCGACAGTAGAAATACTTTCTATTGAATGTGAAAAGAGAAAAGATATTAATGACGATACCTACAAGGAGATACTTCAGTATCTAAAAGAAACAAATGAAACAGAATTTGTTGTAGAAGATTGGCTTATAGATACTACAGAGAAGTGGTGTAAAGAAAGAGCAATCTATCTTGCACTGGTCGAGAGTATCTCTATTGCAGATGGTCATGACATCAAGAAAGGTGTTGATGCTATCCCTGCTATCCTATCAGATGCACTTGCTGTTGGGTTTGATAACCATGTTGGACACGATTACCTAGAAGATTATGAGGAGAGATTTGACTTCTACCACAAGAAGGAAGATAGAATCGAGTTTGACCTCGAATTTTTCAACAAGATTACAAAGGGTGGCCTTCCAAATAAAACACTCAATATTGCTCTCGCTGGCACTGGTGTTGGTAAGTCTTTGTTTATGTGTCATGTCGCAAGCAGTGTGTTACTCCAAGGCAAGAACGTATTATACATCACGCTTGAGATGGCTGAGGAGAAGATTGCTGAAAGAATTGATGCTAATCTTTTAAACATACCTGTACAACAGTTGACAGAGATTCCTCGTCAGATGTTTGAAACTAAGGTTACTAAATTGTCAGAAAAGACTCAAGGTAATCTTATCATCAAAGAGTATCCTACCGCTGCTGCACACTCAGGACATTTCAAAGGTTTGTTGAATGAACTTGCACTTAAAAAGTCTTTCAAACCTGACATTATCTTCATTGATTACTTAAATATATGTGCATCATCACGTTATAGGGCTGGTTCTAATGTCAACTCATACTCCTACATCAAAGCAATCGCTGAAGAACTTAGAGGCCTTGCAGTCGAAACAGATGTTCCCATCGTATCCGCAACTCAAACCACTCGTAGTGGGTATAGTAACAGTGACGTTGATCTTACAGATACCTCTGAGTCATTCGGTCTTCCCGCTACTGCCGACCTTATGTTTGCTCTTATTTCTACGGAGGAATTAGAGGAAGTAAATCAAATCATGGTCAAACAGTTGAAGAATAGATACAATGATATCAATATGAATAAGAGATTTGTTATTGGTATTGATCGTTCAAAAATGAAACTATTTGATTGTGACCAGAGTGCTCAGGATGATATAGTTGACAGTGGACAGGATGAGGAGTATAATAATGA